CACTGCTGACAATGTAACTGTCTATTTCTCTGACTTGTTGGCTGGTCATGTTTGGTCAACAGGCACATCTGGCAGTTTGGATATTTCCAGAGTTTGGCCTAATGGTTCAGATGAAATCACTGGTTTGGCGGCTCACAACGGGTTCTTGCTGATCTTTGGTAAGCGTCAAATCCTGATTTATTCAGGTGCAACTACGCCATCGAGTATTACCCTACATGATGCTGTGAGCAACATTGGTTGCATTGCTAGGGACTCTATTGCCAACACAGGCAGTGATGTGATCTTCCTGTCAAACAGTGGTATTCGGTCGTTCCTGAGAACCATTCAAGAGAAGTCTGCCCCTTTGCGAGACTTGTCTAAGAATGTTCGCAATGACCTGATGACGATTGTTAATGCTGAGACATTGGCAAACATCAAGGCAGTCTATTCAGAGACAAATGCTTTCTACCTGATTAACTTTCCTCTTGCCACACAGACCTACTGCTTTGACACCAAGGCGGCTTTGCAAGATGGTTCTTCACGGGTAACTGTGTGGGATTCCATCACGCCAACTGCTTTCCTTGCTAAACGCAACGGAGACTTGTTGATTGGCAAGAATGGTTATGTGGGCAAGTATGGGACTTATCTTGACCATGCAAGCACATACCGATTGCAGTATTTCACCACCTATGCTGACCTGGGACAGCCCAATGTCACATCTATTCTGAAACGCATTGCTGTGGTGGTGATTGGTGGCTCAAATCAAGGTTTCATCATTAAGTGGGGATATGACTTCTCTGGTCAGTATTACTCCACCACTTTGACTATCCCTCCCTCTACTGTTGCAGAGTATGGAATTGCTGAGTATGGAGCAAATGGCTCTCCTGTTGCGTACTACTCTCAGGGCATTGCTTTGCAGACATTGATTGGTCAAACAAATGGCTCTGGCAAGACTGTGCAGACGGGCTATGAAGTTGAGATCAATGGGTATCCTGTGAGCATTCAAAAGATTGAGATTCAAGCCAAGAACGGCAAACTGGTTTAAAGGAATTTGCGATGAACTATACGAAAACCACCAACTTTGCGGCTAAAGATTCTTTGTCGCCAGGGAATGCTAACAAGGTTGTCAAGGGAACTGAGATTGATACTGAGTTCACCAACATTCAGACTGCCATTGCTTCCAAGGCAGATGGAACCTTCACTAACTTTAGCTTTGTTGAAAGTGGCACTAATCTGCTTATTCGTCACTCAGGAACTGATGTGATGAAGATTGACAGTTCTGGGAACCTGACTGTGTTGGGCAACATTGTGGCTAACGGCACTGTCTAATGAAAACAGTACAAAACAATCTCAATGTAACTTGCAAGTGCTTGCAGGTTCTTTTGGCATTGGGGGTGTGACATGACGGATGAAGAACGCCGAATCAATGCAGAACGATTTAAAGACTATTGGGTTTTTAACAATAACACTCTAGAGCTTGAACCATATTTAGAGGTTGCCAGAAGCGACCCAAATTTTGACCCCGCTGACCGTTTGTTGTTTGATAAAAACATGAACAAATATGTTGGCGAAAGATTGCAAGCTGTCCAAGGAAATCGTGGTGGCGGTGGTCTTTTTGGTGCTATTAGCAATGCAGTTACAAATGTTCTTCAACCTGTTGAACAAACAATTAGTACAAATCTTGCACAGCTAGATAAAGATTTAAGCCTTTCTCAAAACGCACCACTGATTGCAACAATTGCCGCATCTATTGCATTACCTGGAGTTGGTGCAAGCATTGGAAACTCTTTATTAAGTGCCGGACTTCTTCCTGTTGGCACTTCTGTAGCTACTGCTACGGCAGTTGGCTCTGGCTTGGCAAATGCCGCCCTACAGGTTGCTCAAGGTAAGTCTGTAGAAGATGCCTTGAAAGCTGGTGTTGTTGGTGCTGCTGGTGGTGCTGTTGGAAACTATCTTGTTGGTGACGCTGGAACAGTCAAGAACTTTGTTACCAGTACATCAACCAATCTTTTGGCAGGAAAGAACCCAGAGGATGCTGTCAAGGCTGGAATTATTAGTAGTAGCGCTGGATTTGCTGGTGGAGCAGCAACACAAGCAACTGACTCTGCTATTGCTGGTCAAGTAACTGCTGGAACTACTGCTGGTTTGCTATCTGGTAAAACTGGTGAGCAAGCACTACTACAAGGTGTTGGTAGCATAAATGTTGGCTCTATTATTCCAGACACTGGAATTGCTAAAGCAGTTGATACAACTAATTTTCTAGGCCAACTTAATCAACTACGAGATATTGTTGGACTTGCTCCATATCAATCAATAAATGATTACTATAGAGAAAATGGGATAACTCCACCTGAAGTAACAGTGCCGACTGAGGCACAGGCTACTTCTGCCCAACAAGACTTGCAAACACAGTTGGCTCCTTATGAGGCAGTAACAACTCCTGCACAACCACCAGCACAACCAGTAATTGATTTAAGCACAGTTATAGCAACTCCTGCTCAACCGCCAGTAACCATTGAACCACCAGCAGTTGTTCAACCACCAGTGTCTGTTGAGCCAACAGTTGTTAGTCAAGAAGAATTGAAAGGAACAGTGTCTCCATTTGAGACAACTGCTCCAGTAGACACGACTACATCAGGCTTTGATACAAAAGACATTATTGATGATAATTCTGGGTTTACTATTTCACAGCCAACAATTCCGGAGGTTGTTACACAGACAACAACCACAGACATTACTCAACCTGAAAATGTTGACCAAATAAGCACCACACCAACTACTGAAAATACCGGAGGAAATATGGCAACAAGTTACACAGAAGACCCGTATGGATTTACTGGAGGTTCTGAAGTAGATATGGCAGGAAGTTATGCTGATAGCAATACTGCCGATCCATACGCACTGCTTGACCCTGTAACTGGCGAATACTTTGTTGGCGCTGACGATCAAAACTATGATCCATATACAGCCACTGTAAGCGATGCAATTCAAGATTATGCAAAAGGCACTGGCCTATCAGTCAAAGATGTTGTTAAATTCTTTAAAGACAACCCTAATCTTGCTAAATCTGCAACCAGTTTGATTGCTGGTGGTGTTGGCTTGTTTGGCACTAAGTTGTCTACAGAAGCTGCCACTGCTGCCGCTAAAGCTGCCGCTGATGCAATGAAGTTCAAGCCTGTTGGCGTGACCACTAGGTTTGGCACAACAGACTATAAATACGATGCTGACAACAATCTTGTTAGTGCTGGTTACACGCTAACCCCAGACCTAAAGGCAATTCAAGACAAGTTAATGTCTGGTGCAACTCTGAGTCTTGATGAGGCTAAGAAGGTTGCAGACCTGTATGATCCATTGAAGAAGGCATCTGCAAGCCTCTTTGACCTGGGCACATCGTATCTTGCTAAAACACCAGAGCAAGTTGCTGCTGATTACATGGCAAAGCAACAAGACTTGTTGGCTCCTAGCCGTGAGCGTCAAATGTCTCAGTTGCAAAACACTTTGTTCCAGCAAGGGCGTGGTGGCTTGTCTGTTGGTGCAACCAGTGCCCGTCCTAGTGGTGCTAGAGGTCTTGGGGCAACGACTCCTGAGATGGAAGCCTACTACAACGCATTGGCTCAACAAGATGCTGCATTGGCAGCAGGTGCACAGCAAGCTGGTCAACAGAGTGTTCTGTTTGGCAAGGGATTGCTTGGTGCTGGTGGTGAGTTCCTTGGCAAGTACACTGCTGGTCAGACTTCTGCATATGACCCATTTAAGAGCCTTTTGAGCACTGCTGGCGCTGTTGAGAGCATGGGTGCTGGTGCATTGGATGTAGGTACTGCACTGGGTGGTAGGACTACTACTGCATCAAGCAATGCGGCAAGGACTTTGTTGCCAACTGCATCTGTTAACCCATATAGTTCGTTGTTTACAAGCCTTGCAGATGATCCACAATTTAAGGCGGCAGTTCAATCGTTTTTAACTGGCGGTTAAGCCATAAAGGAAATAGTCATGGCAGACATTGTTGGAAGTTTATTTGGGGTGACTCCTGAGTTGTACCAAGAGCAACGGGATCAGATGGCTCGTCAACGGGCTATGCAATTGGCTCGACTAGAACCTCTTGAGCAAGCATCCTATGGTGCTGCCAGGGCTGGTCAACAGCTTGGTGGTGCATTTGCCTCTGCAATGGGTGTAGAAGACCCTCAGATGCGTCTGATTAGCCAACGCAATGCATTGGCACGACAGATTGATATGAATGATCCAGATTCCATTATGCGTGGCGCACAGTTGGCTGCTCAGATGGGAGACACTGCCACTGCTAGTGCATTAGCTGAATATGCTCGCAAAGCCTCTAGTGAAATGGCATTGACTCAGCAAAGACTGCGTGAGAGACAAGGAATTGACCCAATCCAGCAGTTGCTACGGGCTGGAAAACACACTCCACAAAGCATTTCTTTGTATGCCAAGAGTGGCAACATTCAAGACCTAGAACTCATTGAAAAGCCAGAAAAAGGGCCAACGCCAACAGAGATTGAAAGATTACAGTTATATCGTCAACAATTGATTGATAGCAAAGCTCCTGCTTCTCAAATTGCAGAAGTTGATGCCGTTATCAAAGGCGCTTCTTCGCCTAGAGGCACAGTTGTTCAAAATGTCATGCCTGAATATCCTGGCGACAAAAAGTTTGCTGACATTCCTGCATTTAGGTCAAGTGTGCAAAAGACTGTTGAACCAATGTCAAAAGTTGTGTTTGCCACAGACAATGCCCTGACCAACATAAATGACTCAATCAAAACAAACAACTTTGCTTCTTTTAGGGCGGCACAAGTGCAATTTGCTAGGGCAATTGCTGGCTCTGGTGATTTAAGCCAAAAAGAGTTGTTAGCAGCAGGTGCTGACCCTGCACTTTTGGGTGGAACAGCAGACTATATTTCTAGACTGTTTAGTTCAACTCCAACCATAGACACGCAGAATAAAATAAAAAGCACTTTAGGGGCAATTAGGACTGTTTCGGTTAACAAGGCAAATGAAGAAATTGATCGTCAACGCAAAATTGCTTTGAGAAACAAGAACTACAACCCTGAAGATGTTGAAACAGCATTAGACTTTCCTGAGTTTAGAAAACCAATGGTTGGAACTGGGCCGTATTCTGATGCAGAAAAAGAGCAGCGTTATCAAGAATACAAGCGCAAACAATCTGGAGTAAATAAATGACTGAACAAGAAGAGTTTGAGTTTCGTTTGCGCCTGGAAAGCGAACAGGCTGCTCCAGTTCAACCAACTGCTCCTAGTTCTGAAGGCTACTTAGCAGAGGCCGCAAGACAGGGTTTTGCTGGTACTGTTGGCGCACTTACTGGCGCAGCCAATGTAATGCGAGAGCAAGTCTTAAGACCAACTGGCGGTCAATTGACCCGTAGAAACCCAATGGCTCCATTTGTTACTCCACCTGGGGCACAAGAACAAAACCAAGCTGTTTTAGAGGCATATCGTGCTGGTCGTGAGCCTGTATATACAGGACTGATGGAAACAATGGGTTCCACTGGCGCACAACCACAAACTGGTGGGCAAAGAATTGCCGCAGGTGCTGTCAAGGCTGTAACTTCACC